TGGTATTCCCAGATCTTGGTGTTACGGCCCCTGGCTTCCGCCTTGACCTCCTTCCATTCTTCAGTCATACCAGTGCATCTCGCGAGCTAGTATGCCAAAGCAATAAAAAAGGGCTCAAAGAGCCCTGCGTGCGGTTATGGGACAGGCTAAGGCCAGTAGCGGCCTGCCTTTGTTGTCAAGGAACACGGTGCCAAGTGGAATGGCGAAAGCGATGTCGATGATCATGCGAAGGCGGCCTCGTAAACGCTGGGCAGCTGCTCCTCGAAGATGTCCTTGACAGCTTGAGCGATCAGGCGGTGCTCCAGCTGAGTCTCGATGCCTGCGCGAATCTGGATGTAGTGGATCCAGCTGCGGATGCTGCCACTCATGTAGAGCCTTGTGGGCGTCCCGAGGGGCAGGATGGACCTGGCGCACTCCTTGGCCACTCCCTTGGCTAGCAGGTGCTCGTAGAGGTCGATGGCGCTGTTGTAATGCGTCAGGATCTGCCTCTCCGTCAGAGCGACGAACTCAGGATCAAGGTCGTCGTGGCTGGCCTGCTTGTTCTTCAGATCTTGGGACCGTAGGTGGGGCACACCAAAGGCGCCAAGCTGATCAACAGAGCTGTAGCGCTGGCTGAACTCCTGGAAGCTGAAAGAGCGGTGACGGAGCACCTGGGCAGCGATTGCACGGGTGGTATTGATCTCCACCTGCATGCTGGCCATCTCGAAAGGTGACCAGTGCTTATGCTTGATCAAATACCTGATAAGCCGAGGTGATGTCTCGGCGTTCGCCTGGTTGGACGGGTTGGACACCCGTGCCATGTAGACGATCTGCTTCTCTGCATCAGGAGTGATGGAGACAAGGCTGGCGTTGTGGACTTCGCGGTTCAAAAGAGGTCCTCCTCGGGAACTTCGGTTTCAATGAAGGGTTGATACCACCCAGGATATCGTAAGGTGTTGATGGCTGGAGCGTTATTTGACCAATCGTTACTTTCCTGGCAACGCTTCAGGCGGCGAAGTGCTGCCTCACACTTGCGCATGCCCTCTTCCAGCATCTCGTCAGACACTTCAAACAGGTCGACGGAGTAAGGAGCCTTGCGCTCGACTGCAGCAAAGATAAAACGGAACGGTTTCCCGTACGCCTCTTCTGCCGCCTTGGTGTAGTAGGCCGCTTGGAAGTCGTAACCTAGGCTGACGACCTTCTTGGTGAACAGCTCGGGATTAACTGTGTCTGTCGTCTTGAGGTCAAGAACGATGCCCTCGTCAACCAGAACACTGTCCAGGCGTGCTTTGCAGCGCAGCCCAAGCCAGTCCCAGTAGATTGAGACCTCGTTGCGCTTGATGTACTCAGCATCGGTACCAGCGTACCACTCGATCTGCCTGAGGCTTTCAGCCATGCCTTGCACAGCACCCCAGGGATCATCCTTGCCGCCAGTGGTCAGGATCTTCTTACGGCCAATGGATTCCTTCCATTCCTTACCCTCCTTACTTGTAAGCTTGATGTTCTCAGGGCGCTTGACGTACTGAGCATCGAAAGCTTCTTGGCCATCAAGGATCAAGCAGTGAGCAGCTGTACCCATCTCCATAGCAGGAGTCGGCATCATCTTAAAGTCCAGAGCAGCCTTGTAGTGAGCTGGGCTCTGCAGGATCTTCTTGAGGCTTGATTGATTGATGCCTTCTTCTCGCCTATAGGCGAAATCAGACTGGTTGTAAGCTACTTCGGCCATGCGGTGGGCGGGACACTGTCCCCATTATACCGCGTAGATCTTGATAACCCACCTTGACTCATCCTTCTTGGCCTTCGTCCATTTCACCTCAAGCTGAGGGATGATCGAGACGCGGTCATCAACCCAGAGCACTTTGTTTACGCTGTCAAACAGGGCGCCGATGATGTTGTCGCCGTCAGCACGGCCTTCGCCCTGGACTTCAATCTCAACACGGATTGGTCCCTCCAGGGGTGGCCAGGGCCACTGCTCCTGCACCTGCCGCAGCATTTCCTTTTGCTTCCTCTTGTAATCAGCAGGCATGAAAGTACCCCTGCTCGTTACCCTGGGACGGGCTTTCGAGAACAGGGGCATCTCAATCGTCAGTGTAGTGATCAGTTCCAAGGATGAAGGCCCCCGCAACAATTGCAATGGCCAAGTTTACCGACAGGAACACAATTGTGCTAGCGTCTGGAACTGGGATGGTCACCTCCCATTGGAAAGTGACCCGTCCTGGTACTTCTACTGTTGGTCGCACTTCCCGAGGTCGTTCAGGATACAACTGGAGCCGTCCTTCTTGATGCCGAAGACAATACCGCGACGCTCGAAGGTGCTGACGATCTCGTCTTCACCAAACTCGTCGAGGTTTTTGCGCGACAGGACGGAGAAGATCTCCTCTTCGCTAAGCTCTATGGGGCCGAGGGAGGGGTCCCACATGTACTCGTCATCCGAGTCCCAGTAGGGCAGATGGCTGTCGTCAACGTCGGCCTGGGGCACATTGATGCCGTACTCGTAAATCGGCACAGAGCCGTTTGCAGCCTCATACGCTGCATCCTGTAGAACGTCCTGATAAGACACGTTGTAGGAGCTTCTAGCGCCCTCTAAGGCGTCAATCTCGCGGTTGATGTACCAGATGGCCTTCTTCAGGTCCTCTGCAGTCTTGTTCGGGTCCTTGCGACCAGCGCGACTGATGTACTTGACTGCATTGCCGAGGCGGTAGCTGAGCTGCCAGTCCTCGATAACGTCGATCGTCTCGTACCTGCGCCCTTCGGCGTAGTGAGACGGGTTGTTGATGGGATCGTGGGTCATTTGCTGGATTCCTCCTTGATGTTGCGGTTGTCCCTGCAGACAACTGTTTTTTGCTCACGCTTAAGGCGGACTGTCACTCCATCCTTCGCCCATTCTACCACTGTTCCTGCTTTCCACCCGCCTCCGCAATAAACCTTAACGGGTGTACCCTTGCGCATGGAACGTATTGGCAGGGGCTCCTGCTGCATCCACTCAGCGGCCTTGACCGCAGATGGTTTGAACTTGAGTGTGCCGTCTTTTAGCTGTCTCATTGGTCTTGCAAAATCAAACAGTGGTCACATTCTTGCCATAGCGCCTTGGCCTGCTCCCAGCTAAGACCACGGACCTGCTGCTTGGACTTCTTGTTGAAGACGCGGAACATGCCGCCCTTGTGGTCCATATCGTAGCCGTTGGCGTTGAAGTCGTTCTCCATATCACGGCGGCGACGCTCTTGGCGCTTCTTCTTCGGTTTCATCGCTCTAACTCCATGATCAGATGCTTCGGTAGGCTGCCATCGATGCCAGCAACGGCTTTGATGATGGTAGGCAGGTGGCGCTTGTTCTCACCAGCCTCTAGGACCCAGAGGTCACCCTTGGTGCTGTAACGCAGTAGTCCGTTGGCAGTCATGTCACCCAAGACTTCGTCCACGAGGAACTCCAGGCGGGTCCTATCGTCGTCCAGATCCTCGCTCCAGCCGCTGTAAAGCTCTGCATGGGCGCAGATGGGTGTCAGGGCTCCAACGACCTCATGGGCCCGCACAGCGCCACGGTAGAGCAGGATTGCCCAGACGAAGGGCCTGATGTCTGCTGTAGTCAGCCTTGGGGTCTCGTCAAACAAAAGTCCGAGGGTGCCTGGGGCCAGCTCGGCTTCTTCAATACTGAAAGCCATTAAAAAAGGAGGGGTGGTTCCCCTCCAGTGTATCAGATCAGAAGGCGTCGCCGCCACCAGTGTTACGTTCTTTGTACGGCTGGTTCACTCGGGCGTCTTTGACGTCGAGATAGGTTTTGCCGTTGTATTCACGCTGCACTAACTGGCCAGTGACTGAAACGAAGTCGCCTCGCTCAAGGCGTTCGGGCAGGAACTCGGCAGCCTTGCCGCCAACCTGTACCTTGTAGAACTGGCCTGGCTTATCGTCTCCCTTGTAGTAGAAATACTCAGTGTCACGCACGGAGAACTCTGCAATGGTATACGACTCACCAAGAGTCTTGACGGTAACAGGCGATTCGCCCTGTTTGCAGACTACTGTTCCCGAGATGTTGACTTGTGCCATGGGTGGGGTCCCTTGTTTACCTCCACATTATACCAGCTGGGCCTGAATGCGCTCAATGGCGTCATCCAGCACCTTGCGAGGGGAACCTTTGAGGCCAGCTTTCTGGAATGCCTTGGTCTTCTCGCCGATCTCTGCGTACAGCAGCACATAGTCCTGAACGCGAGGCTCGATCTGGGCCTTGGCCATCAGGTCACGAATCTCCATCAGCTCCTTGTCGTAGCGGTCGCCAGTGTTGGAGGTATCAGGCTGGGCAACGGTGTCACCAAAGCATGCACCGACGCCATCCTTGCCTTCAGTG